TTCCTGCAGAATTTTTAACTTCCATAAATCTAACTGTTGTGTCTGCTGCTTCTAAACTAAGAGTTTGAGAAGGACTAGCAGTTCCAATTCCAACCTTAGTATTAATAAAAGCAGAACCACCTAAATGTAAATCTTTAAATCTATAACTTGGGTCACCTAAGTCAGCATCATTGTCAATTATTGTTCCTGAATTGTCTGTTGGAAGTATGCCATTTACATGAAAACGCAATCCATTATGACCAGATGATGTACTAAATATATTTAAGTCATTTGCTGTGTTTCCTATAGAGCCAATTATCGCAGAAGCACTAGATGAATGAATATTTAGTTGAGCATCATTAAGTTGAACAGCACCACCAAAAGATCCACCTGCATTGAATGTCGCTTTTCCTGCTTCTGACATATCAAATTGAACAGCATTGATAGCTGAACCACCATCATTACCTTGTATGAAGAAATCTGCATCAGAAGCATTGCTTTTTATTGCAAACCCACCTGTCAAGTCAAAAGCTCCAACACTTGTACCGCCATCTTTAAAGGTTATATCCCCACCATCAGCATCTAGGATAATATCGCCAGCTGCATCTAGAGTTAGGTCGCCACTATCAGAAATAGTAGATCCATCAATAGTAATATCATCAACCGTTAAGGTTGTTAGAGTATCTAGGTTATCTGCTGTAATCTTTGTATTTGCCATAATATTATCCTACCATGTACCCCCACCAATATGCTTGACTACCATAAACTGCTGCACCAGTGGTTAAACTGCTACCAGATATTTTTACAGTTATTTCATCATTTTTAGCACATTCAATTAAACATTGATGGCTAACTGGACCATGTGATTGTGCTGAAGAGCCTGCTTGAACTATTGGAGAATAATTACTACCACCTAAATAAAATCCAACATTTATAATACCAGTACTCCAAGGATAAACTAAAAAGTTTACACCGAATAAATAAACACCAGCATGAGGAGCGGTAAATACTCCATTAGAGTGGTTATTTTGTCTATCAAAAGATTCTGAATTAAAAGCTATTGTAGTATTAGTTGTAGTAATTGTTTGACTGCTACTTAAACTAGCCATAAACGCTGGCTGTTTAGGCATTTCAACCATACCTGTTGCATTAACTTTAAAGTTTGTAGCCATACCTGCGCTAGATGTTCCAGTTTTAACAATAAAGCCAGAGGAATTATTATCGCCTGTATCACCTCTATAAAAGCCTATTTGTGCTCTTGGGTATGATGAGTTATCTAAATCTGTATAATATTCTGTAAGAGCTTCTGCTGTCCAGCCTTGGTTTTGGTTCCAAACCCTTTGTAAAACTAATGATGTTGCTGATGCTGAGCTAGGTCTTTTGATCATTAAGTCATAGGTATCTTCTGTGCCCCCTATGCTTACTCTTCCGTTTGCGTTTATACGCATTCTTTCATTGTAAGAGCCACCACTTGTATTTGTTGCAAATGCTAATCCACCAGTTGAACCTGCACCTTGATTGGCAATTAAAAGAGTTTCTCCAGCACCATTTGATTTATTCCAGCCAACTGCTAGTCCTTGCACTGCATCAAGCGTTGCAGAACCTACATTCCCTGCAAGATAAACATAATCATCAACTCCAACATGTAAACCTCCATTAGGGCTAGTCGTTCCAATTCCAACATTGCCTGAAGCATCAATACGCATTCTTTCTGTATCACTTGTACCAAATCTTATTGGTATAGCATCAGCAGTTTGTATAAACATCATTGAAGATGCTACACCTATATATCCGTCTTTATCAGTATCAGTTTCGTGAAATAAAGCCATTGGTTGAAGTCCAGCTACATTTATTCCGTGTGCATTACCACCGAAAGACCCTGCATTAAATGATGTATTACCAATCAACACATTACCTTCACTATCTATACGCATTCTTTCTGTATTTCTGACTGAAAAAGTTAAATCATCTGTGGTGCAACCTATAAAATTACCTTCATTAGTATTTGAGTCAGATATTTTTAAGAAAGTATTTGCAGTAGTTGATGTTAAATGTAAGACTGTATTTACTGAAGAACCACCATTAATTTCTAAAGGAGAATCAGGACTAGTTGCTCCAATACCAACACGATTATTACTAGAGTCTACAACTAAGGTAGATGTATCAACTGTTAAGTTGGCTGACATCTTTACATCGCCAACAATATCTACGGGCACGGATGGTGAGGCAGTTCCTAGGCCTACACGAGAGTTAGAGTTATCTACAACAAAAGTGGGTGAGTCAAAAGCAACATCGTTAGATCC